ATCCATAAAGATCGGTTCCATCTCTGTTTCAATTCCTGCGTCTGATTTTTCCTTCTTTTTTATCCGGAAGAGTTGGTCTCCATTAAATGACGGCATCTTTACAACCGCATTCTCTTCAATGTATTTCCATCGCCCCTCATCATCAATCGGATGACTTAGTATCCCCCGCCAGCTTCCATTTAGTATCACTTTTACTTCTGCCGCGGTAGGTATTAGGGGCATATCTCCGTTGTTCTCATAATTTGTGTTTCCTGGCTTATAAATTTGTATCCTTATAAGCACCTCCAGTTCGGTATTACTTTTAATTCAAATCCCGGTGTGATTCGGATCATGTTCTCTCCTTCTTCCAAATACAAATCTTCGTAATCTCCTTTGACGGATGCATTTTCCAGTTTTCCATCCTGGCGATATGTCAGCATCCTATTTGTATCAATGATCAAATGTCCGTTTACGTTGGCAATCATATTTTTATCATTTACAGCAAGGGTGCATTCTCCAACTCCTATGATCTTATAAATCGGCATGCATTCGTAATATGGATTGTACTCCACTTCTGCGACGGAATGTTCTAGCGCCCCATCTCTCCGATATTGGAAACCTGCACATGTAAAATCTACATCAAACTCGCCAGACTCTTTTACCTTTCTTTCAGTCGCATTTATTTTTACATGTTTCACCAGATAAAAATACTCTTCGTTATCGCTTAATATCAGCTTGTGATCCTTCTTTTGTAAGAGCCACTTCCTTACGTTTCTTAATCTTTCCTGCCAGTTTTCATGGTCTACAAAGGTAAACGGTACATTAATCACAATATCTTTTACTTTTTTTGTTTCCCGGAAGAGAGATCCATCTCTTCCGGGTATGTTAATTTCTTCATATTCAAATTCCGGAGACGGGATACTTGGTCTCTCTCTTACAAGTACCCCAAGCTCCCTATTCCTTCTTCTGTTAATTTCAATCTGATACCTTTAATGCCCCCTTGCTCTACGTCCTGCGTGCTGCGCACTTCCGATTCCCGCTTGAGCCGTTTTTACAATGTAACTGTCAAAATTCTTGTTTCCAATCTGCACGTTTACATCATTGTTTAGGTTAATGCTCATTCCTCCTGCTTCCGCAAGGAGTGACTGACTTCCCATTCCATCACTGATTGTTCTTGCCACGCGACCCACCGCATCTGATATTTTATAAACATTTCTGTCGAGTCCTTTAACCATGCCGTTAATAAAATCCGGCATCCATGTTTCGTAATCTCGTAATGGTCCTTCATCCGGCCGCGAGAAGTGGAGGAGCGATCTGATCTTATCTGCAATTCCTTCGATCGTGTTGATGATTCCTTTTACTCCCGACATGATTCCTTCTTTTAGTCCCTCAATAAAATCAGATCCCCATTCCCATGCACTTGAGATAACATTTTCGATGATATTTCTGACTTTATCAAAAATTCCCCGGATCATATCTGGGATTGAAGAAATCGCATTTGAAATACCATCTTTCATGGCATTGAATCCATTTACCGCTGCCTCTTTTGTATTGTTCGCAAGGTTCGAAACCGTTGTTTTGATTCCGTTCCAAATATTCGATGCAGCATTCTTTGTTTCATTCCAGATTGCAGAAACTGTATTTTTCAACGCTTCAAATCTGATTTTTACAGCATTTACAATACCTTCTACCAAAGATGTGACAACCTGCTCAATGCCACTCCAGAATTTCTGAGCAGCCTCTTGCATATTGCTCCATATCTTTTCTGCGTCCTCTCTCAGCTTATCAAAATCTCCGAGAACTAAATCAATGAGTAACAGCACCGGTCCCAGTATCGCATTTTTAATCAGTTCCCATGCTCCTGCTGCCGCAGTTTTGATTCCATCCCAAATTCCAGATAAAGTTGTTTTCAAATTTGAAAACATTTGCGAAATGTATGTTGCAAGCGCATTTATGATCGGATTTGCCATCATAGCCGTCCAAACCTCTTCAAATTTTGTTTTTACGCTTGTCCAGATTCCATTCCACCATTCTG